CGTGATGGCTCGGTGATCTACCTCTACGCCCTCGACGGCAACGTCGCGGTGCTGGCTGCCGAGTCCGTGCTGCACATCAAGGGTATGGGCAACGGCACGATCGGCCTCGACAAGATGGCTTTTGCCGCCGCAGGAATCAACGAGTCCGCAGCACAGACGCGCAGCGCTGCGACCGTCTGGGGGTCCAGCGGCAAGCCGACCGGCGCCCTGATGATTGACAAGGTGCTGCGCCCCGATCAGCGCGCGGCCCTGCTGGCCCGGTTTGCAGGCATGGCCGAGGGCAACACGGCCCGGCTGTACCTGCTCGAAGCCGACATGAAGTACCAGCAGCTCAGCATCTCACCCGAGCAGCAGCAACTCCTGGAGTCGCGCCGGTTTTCGGTCGAGCAGCTCTGTCGCTGGTATGACACGCCGCCGGTGCTGGTCGGGCACGCCAACGTCACGACCTGGGGCAGCGGGATCGAGCAGATCGTTGACGGCTGGTACAAGCTGTCCCTGCGCCCGCTACTGGTGACGATCGAGCAGGCCATCGCCAAGCACGTCATGACCCCGCGCCAGCGTGTCACGATGTCGGTGGAATTCTCGCTAGATGCCCTGCTGCGCGGATCGCTGAAGGACCGCATGGGCGTCTACTCGACGGGAGTGCAGAACGGCATCATGTCGCGCAACGACTGCAGGCAGCTCGAAAACCTGCCGCCCGACCCGTCACCGAATGCCTCCGCGCTGACCGTGCAGACCAACCTGATCACCATCGACCGACTGGGCGAGCAGCCCGCCACGCAAGGAGCGACCAATGCTGGTACGCAAGCACCTCTCGCTCAGTGATGCCGCCCTGAAGATGGACGGCGACACCGGGCGCTTTGCCGGCTACGCCTCGACATTCGGCGGCGTGGACAGCTACGGCGACACGATCGTCAAGGGCGCATACATCGAGACGCTGCGCAGCGGCGCCGCGCCGCTGATGTTCCTGGAGCACGCATGGGCCGGGCTGTCTGCTGGCGCCGCAGCCATGCCGATCGGCAAGTGGACCAAGGCGCAGGAGGATGACCACGGGCTCTACGTCGAGGGGGAGTTGACCCCGGGCATGAGCCTGTCCACCGACGTGCGCGCGGCCCTCAAGCACGGCACCCTGTCGGGCCTGTCCGTGGGCGGCTACGTGCGCAAGGGCGACTATGACGAGACGGAAAAAGGCCGCACGATCCGCAAGTGGTCCAAGCTGGTCGAAATCTCCGTCGTCGCCATGCCGGCCAACACTGACGCCCGCGTTGATGCGTCCACCGTCAAGGGCGCTGACATCCTCGACGCCATCGCCGAAATCGAGACGATCCGAGATCTGGAGAGCCTGTTGCGGGATGCAGCCGGCCTCAGCAAGTCGGCCGCCACCGCGCTGGCAGGCCGCGCCAAGTTGATCTTCGCGCCGCAGGGAGAGCCTGCCGGCGATGCGGAGCAGCGGGCCATGAAGGCGGTTGCTGAGCGCCTGCGGCGCATGGCAGCCTGAGCGCAATCCCGCGACACCATCACCACCGAGAAAGAAGACCATGAGCATCGAACAAGTCCTGAAGGCCGTTGACGCGGTTGAGAGCAAGCTGGCCAAGATGGCCGAACGCGAAGCCGGCGAGCTGGCCACGCTGGGCAAGGTCACCGCCGACACCAAGAGCGCGATCGACAACCTGGGCGTCGAGCAGCGCGTGCTGGCCGACCGCCTGCTGAGCCTGGAGCAGAAGGGCGCGCTGATGGGCGCCGAGGGCAACGAGGGCGCCAAGGGCGCCGACTCGATCGGCGCGCAGTTCGTCAAGACCGAGGACTATGCGCACTTCGTGCGCAAGGGCGCCAAGGGCCGTGCGTCCGTCGAGCTGAAGAACACCATCACCAACGCCATCGGCAACACGTACAGCCAGCGCCAGCCCGGCATCGTGCCGCTCGCCTCGCGCACGCTGACGATCGAGTCCCTGCTGTCGAGCATGCCGACCAGCGCCAACGCGATCGACTACATCCGCGAGTTGGCCTTCACCAACGCCGCCGCCGAAGTGGCCGAGGGTGCACTGAAGCCGGAGAGCTCGATCACGTTCGAGCCGAAGACCATGCCGGTTAGCACGATCGCGCACTGGATCAAGATCACCAAGCAGCTTGCCGCCGACAACGCAGCACTGGCCGCCTACATCAACACCCGCATGGTCTACGGGGTGAACCTGCGCGTCGAGAACCAACTGCTGGCGGGCAATGGCGCCGCGCCGAATCTGTCCGGCATGACCAACACGGGCAACTTCACGGCCCACGGCTACACCGCCGCCAGCCTGACCGCGCTGGGTCTGCTCAACAACCGCTTCGACTTGATCGGCAAGATGATCGGCGACTCGGCGATCAGCGAGTACCCCGCCGACGCGATCGTGGTCAACCCCGCCGACTGGTGGACGATGCGCCTCGCCAAGGACACCCAAGGCCGCTACCTGCTGGGCGACCCGGGCAGCTCTGTTGCCCCGTCGCTGTACGGCCTGCCGGTCGTGGCCTCGAACGCCATCACCGCCGACACCGTGCTGGTTGCGAACCTGACGATGGCCGCCACGCTGCACAACCGCGAGGGGATCGTCGTCGAGATGTCGGACAGCGACGGCGACAACTTTCAGCGCAACCTCATCACGATCCGCGCCGAGCGCCGCCTGGCGCTGACCGTCGAGGTGCCGGCTGCCATCCGCTTCGGCGACCTGACCCCGGCCTGACCATGACCGCCGTAGTCATCACCCACCCGGTGACCTACGGCGGCACCACCCTGACGACAGTTCAGCCGGGCTCCGACCCGGTAGAATTGCCCGAAGCGGTGGCCGCCGACATCATCCGCCACGGCCTCGGGCATGAACCCCAGGCCGAGCCCGAGCCGCGCGCCACACCGGACTGACCCATGCCCCTCTGCACCGTCGCCGACGTCAAGACCGCCGCGCGGGTCGATCCAGACCTGACGGAGTGGGACGCCGAGATCCCGCACCTGATCGCGGCCGCCACGGAGCAGATCGAGCACGAGTGCAACGTCCCGCCGGGCTGGTTTGACCAGACGCCAGCCATCCGCGGCACGTCTGCCGCGCGCCGCGCCTGCATCGCCATCGCCGCGAAGCTGGTGGACGACCCGACATTCGACCCTCGCCCCATCCTCGCCGGCCCGCTACTGTGGCCGGCTCGCTGGTATGGCGACGCCCCAACCATTACCGCCTCCGCCGCCCCATCTGGCGGCCTACTGATCGCTGGCGGGTGGCTCACCCTCGGCGCCGGATCGCTCACCATCACCGCCTGATCGCACCATGACCCTGCAAATCAACACCACCGCCGGCGCGCGCGACCTGACGACCGAAGAGCAGGCCGACGCACGAGCCGGACTGGCTGCCGCTTCGGCCACCGATCTGTCGGCGCACGCGGCCAGCACCAGCAATCCGCACAGCGTCACCAAGGACCAGGTCGGCCTCGGTAGCGTGGACAACACGGCCGATGCCGCCAAGCCGGTCAGCACGGCGCAGGCCACTGCGATCGGCGCCGCAGTCACGGCGCACGTCGATGCGGCCGATCCGCACCCGGGCAAGTACGCTGCGACCGGTCACACGCACGCGCCGGCCAGCATCGGTGCGGCGACGACCGCCCAGGGCGCGAATGCTGACACTGCGCTGCAGCCTGGTGCACAACTCACGCAGGGCGCCGTCAATGCTGCAACCGCTGCGGGCGTGGCCCTGCTGGGCGCTGCCAGCGACGCGGCACAGCGCACGGCGCTCGGCCTCGGCACCGCTGCGACCACTGCCGCAACCGCCTACGCAACCGCTGCGCAAGGTGTCAAGGCCGACGCCGCACTGGCCGCCAATGCCGACGCCATTGCCGATGTGCTGGAGGCCGCCGTAATCGGCGCTCCGGCTGATCTGGCGCGAATTCAATCCTCGGTGTCAGGGGATCCAATAAAAACCGGCGCAGGCATCTCGCAGGTTTTCGGGGCGCACAAAATCCACATATACGGTGACTCGCTCGATGCATCGTCATATTTCTGGAAGTCATTTGCGGGTGGGTCTGGAGGTAAAATCCGGGAGGTGGGGTCGTCGGCCGTTGGGGGTTACCGATCGGACCAAGTGCTTGCAAAATTGCAGACCGATGGAATTAACACCGCTGCTACAATTTTGCCGTTCGGTGAGGGCACAAACGACGCGGCACAGGGCATCACCCCTGCAGTGTCAATCGGTAACATCAAGACTATTTGTGACATCGCAAAAACGGCGCGAGTATCACCCCTGGTGCGGCTGGTGCCGCCTAGCGACGTTACGGCGTGGAACGCTGCAGCGAACAAAAACTTTCTCGTACAATACTTGTGGTGCGACCTTAACTCAATTCCATTTATCGCACCGTTTGAAAAGTACCGCGACATTGACGGATCGTGGACGGTGGGTACGAGCTTAGATCAGACACACCCCACGTCCCTTGTATATGCAGAGTCTGGTCGGCGAGCGTATGCAGAGCTAGGCGTACAAAAACCGTTACTGCTGCCGTTGAGTGACACTAACCCGCTCGGTCTAATTACAACAAACGCCCTGCTACAAGCACATACTGCAAACAAACCGACCGGCTGGTCGGAATTATCACTGACGGGCCACACATGGGGGGCCTTGACGGCTTATTCGTATCCGTTCAGAGGCAATCGAGCAAACCTGTCGGTCGCACAGAGCGCAGTTGGTTATGTCATCCGGGCGGTAACAGGCTTCACGGTTGGGTCAACGTACCGAGTAGTCGGAGTTCTCGGCATTTCCGGATCGTCAAACCTGGCTATGTCTGCGTTCATTCGGTGCAGCGGCGTTGGCGTGGATTTGTTTTTTGATGCAATGGCTGGTGACACCGCAGACCATTACGTTAGCCGAGATTTTGTGATCCCAGTTGGCACGACGGCGATAAACATTTACTTCAAACTCGAGACGGCGACATCGGGCGCGTACTCTGGGGTATTCAGCTTCGGCGCGCTTGACATTTTTGATGTCACCGCCAATACGTTTGTCTGATCCCCTGCCGGTGAGTATTGACAAATGACCCCCGCAACCCTGCAAGCCCCCCTGCACACGACTGACCCTGTCGGCGGGGAGTCGCTCGCCTGGGGCCCGGCAGTCCGCATCCTGGCCGACGCACGCCAGATCAGCAGCCGGCGCAAGCTCGCTGCCGACCTGCCGCTGGCAGACACCATCTGGACGATCAAGATCAGGTACCGCGCGGCCGTCACCCGTGGCTGGCGCGTCACCCTGCACCGCGGCGCCGAGCGGATCCCGCTGGACATCATCGGCGACCCCGAGGACCAGGGCGGCCGGCGCCAGTGGCTGATCCTGACCGCGCAGACCGGAACGGCTGAGGCGATG